CTCGCCCGGTCGCAGGTTCGAGACCTGCCCCCACAGCCAATCACGCACGCCATGCTCACCACCTTCGACGCGACTCAGCGCGCCCTCGACCTGGACGCGCTACACGAGCGCGTGCGGTGGGGCTGGCGCGAGGCGAACGGCGACCGCTGTGTCGTCAGCCTGACGGCCGGCGAGCGCGCCGCGCTCATTTGGTGGCACGAGGCGCGCGATCTCCAGTGGGCCGAAGCATGAAGCGCTGCGAAACCGACGGCTGCGACAACGACCGCGCCCGCGCTGACGTGGTGCTCTGCCCCGAGTGCTGGCTCGCGTATCAGGACTTCCGCCGCGACGCCGAGCGGGAGGGCGTGCAGGAGCTCGAGCGGCTGCGCGTCGAGGTCGAGCGGTGAGCAAGAAGGCCGACGCCCCCGCCGAGTGGGTGAGCCCCGACACGCTCAAGCCGTGGCCCGGCAACCCGCGCCGCAACGACGGCAAGCCCGTTGAGGCTGTCGCCAAGAGCATCGAGCGATTCGGCTTCGCCGCGCCCATCGTGGCCCGGCGCGAGGACGGCGAGATCATCGCCGGGCACACGCGGTGGAAGGCCGCGCAGAAACTCGGGCTAACCAAGGTACCCGTGCGCTTCATGGATCTCGGTGACCGCGAGGCCCACCTGCTGGCGCTCGCCGACAACCGACAGACCGAGCTGACGCCGTGGGACGAGCCGATGCTCGCCGAGGCGCTTAGCGACTTCGGGCTCGAGGATGCCGAGCTCGCCGGCTGGGACAGCGAGGCGCTCGGGGCGCTCGCCGATGCGGTGCCGGACTTCGGGCCGCTGGATAAGGGCGCCGAGTGGCCGAGCCTACCCGATGGCGACGAGCCCGAGATGGGACAGGTCGCATTCTATCTCAACGCTGAGCAACGCGCGCTCGTGGAGCGAGCGATTGGATCGGTGGACGTGTCGGGCGAAGATGGCCGTCGTCGGAGCCTGGCGCTGGTCGCGATCTGTGAGAGGTGTCTTGGCATCGGCTCGTGATATCCGGGTCGTGCCGATCACGGGCCAGCAGTCCGCAGCGGCCATCCGACGATGGCACTACTCCGGCAAGGCCTACAGCAAGAGCCGGCTACACCTGGGTGTGACGCTTGGCGGACGACTGCTCGGCGCGATGGCCTTCGGGCCGGCCATCGACACGCGCAAGACCCTGACCCTCGTGGAAGGTACGTCGTGGGATGGGTACTTGGAGCTAAATCGGCTTGCCTTCTCTGATGAGTTGCCACGCAATAGCGAGTCGCGTGCCATCGCCTACGCGCTTCGAGAGATCGCTCGGCGGTATCCACACGTCCAGTGGGTGGTGTCGTACTCGGACGCCACCCAGTGTGGCGATGGAACCATCTATCGAGCGGCCGGATTTTGGCTCACGAGCATTCGCAAGAACTCGACGCTTTGGCGCGCGCCGGATGGCGCGGTGGTGAGCAACGTCGGCGTTGCGTCCTCGCCGCAGCTGCAAAATCGGTATGCCATCGACGGCACCAGACGCAGCATGCGGGCCGCGGGGTTTGAGCCGCTGGCGGGCTACCAGCTTCGCTACATCAAGCCGCTCCATGATGGCGTCCGCGAGCGCCTTACTGTGCCGATCATTCCGTACGACCAGATCCCCGACGAAGTCCGCATGTATCGCGGACAGCGTCCATCCGCGCGCGCCTGAGTGGCAGGCCGGCGGGGTCCACCCGCCGAGCGGCGTTCGACCCGACCCGCGCGCTCCATTTCCCATGGCCATTGAAATCAGCGACCTCGACATCGAGAAGGTTGAGGCGGCACTCAAGGCCGGCGCCGGATTCGAGCGCGCCATGGGTCTCCTCGGCGTCTCGCGCCGGACCGCGTACCGCTGGAAGGCGAAGGGCCTCGAAGACCTCGAAGCGGGCGAGGACACGCCCCTGGCACGCCTCGCGCGTGTGGCCGAGGTGGAGCGCGCCAAGCGCATCGCGACCTCGGAGCGCGCCGTCTACAGCTCGGCCGCGGCCAAGCCCGAGGACCTCAGCAGCAAAGACTGGCTCCACCTGCACAAGTGGATCCTCGGCACGCTCTGCCGGGACGAGTACGGCGAGGCCGTCAACGTCCGCATCCAGGGCGCCGTCGAGACGCTGCTGAGCCAGGTCGAGCCCCACATGCCCCGTCAATCGTATGCCGACCTCCTCTCAGCCCTGGCTACCGTCGCCGGCTTGGATTTCGGAGCGAGCGGCGAGGCTGACGACGACGACGCCGAGGACGCCCACCCTCTGCACTAAGAGTCTCGCCGAGTTCATCCCGGCCACGACGCACGGGCGATTCGTTCACCCTTACTGGCTCGAGGAGGTGATCGGCGCATTCGCCGATGCCGAGCACGCGCTCCGCGACCCGGCGCGCAACCCCGTCTTCATCATCCTCTCGGTGCCGCCGCAGCACGGCAAGAGCACCCTGACCTTCTCGTGGCTCGTGCGGCTCCTCGGCCGTTACCCCTACCTGAACCACGCCTACGTCACCTACGGGCAGAAGCTCAGCGAGAAGCAGTCGCGCAAGGCGCTGCCCATCGCACGCGCCGCGGGCGTCGAGCTCGACCGCGACACCCTCGACTTCTGGGCCACCCCGCAAGGCGGCTCCATCGCCTGGACGTCCATCGGCGGCCAGCTCACCGGTGACCCGGTCAGCGGGATCGCCGTCATTGACGACCCGTTCAAGGACCGCAAGGAGGCCGAGAGCCCCACGGCCCGAGAGACCGCGTGGTCGTTCTATCAGGACGTCGTCGACACCCGCTGCCACCCGCAGGCATCGCAGATCGTCATCGCCACCCGGTGGCACGTCGACGACCTTAGCGGGCGCCTGGTCAAGGAGCAGCCCGGCAAGTGGCGGGTCATCAACCTTCCGGCCATCGCCCTCGACGACGACGGCACCGAGCGCGCGCTGTGGCCCGAGGGCCGGCCGCTCGAGTGGCTCCGCGAGAAGCGCCAGCAGCGCACCGAATACGAGTGGGCGTCCATGTACATGGGCTCGCCCATCCCCAAGGGCGGCTCGCTTTTCGAGGTGGCGACCACCTGCCGCCTCGCCGACATCCCCGAGACCGGGCGCGTCAGCATCGGCGTTGACCTCGCGTACTCGGCCAAGACCGCGCACAGCGACTACAGCACGGCCGTTGTCCTCCGCGAGGCGGGCGGCAAGGTCTACGTGGTCGATGCCCGGCGCCTTCGCGTCGAGGCCCCCGAGTTCCGAAGCGTCCTCACCGACCTTCGCGACCGATACAACGTCACTCCGCGCTGGCACGCAGCCGGCACCGAGAAGGGCTCAGCGGACTTCTTCAAGGCCGATGGCCTGCCAATCCAAGTCGTGCCCGCCACGACCGACAAGTTTCAGCGCGCGCTGCCCGTCGCTGCCCGATGGAACGCGGGCGAGGTGCTCGTCCCCTTCGACGCGCCTTGGTCGAAAGCCTTCCGCGAGGAGGTCGAGGCGTTCACCGGCGTCGGCGACCGCCACGACGACCAGGTCGACGCGCTCGCGTCGGCATTCGATGGGCTCCCCAAGGGTACCGGCGTTCCCCTGACCGGCGGCGCCCGCGTCTTCGCTCCCCCACGACGGCAGCCCCAGCGAGGCGGCCGCGGCAAGTGGCTCTCTCGCTGACCGACCACCATGTCCGGCTCCACACGCACCCTCCGAAGCGGATCCAGCGGCGCCAAGGTGCCCACCGAGCGACTGGCCCAGCCGCGCCCGATCGGCCGATGGGTACGGCAGTCGGTGGTCGGCCTCACGCCGGGCCGGCTCGCGGGCATCATCAGCGACGCGGAGCGCGGGCACCTCGAGGATTGGGCCGACGTCGCCGAGACGATGCTGCGGGAAGACCCGCACATCCGCAGCGTTTACGAGACCTACATCCGCGGCGTCATCGCCTCGGACCTGCGCTTCGAGCCCGCCGACGACAGCGAGCTCGCGCAGCGCGCCGCCGACTTTTGCGCCGACGCCTGGGCGCGCGTCCGCGGTAGCGAGCGCACCCTGGAGCACCTGCTCCACGGCGAGGGCGTCTTTGCCGGCGTCGTCGAGCACGACTGGAACCCGGTCCGCACCGAGTACGGCACGGCGTGGCTCAGCACCCAGCAGCACCGGGTCCAGCCGCGTGACGTTCGATTCGCGTCGGACTGGTCGGTCGAGGTGCGAACGTGGGAGACCGGCGTCGGCCTCGGCTACGAATGGCTCCGCACCGACGACGAGCCCAACGCTTGGATGATCCACGTTCCCGGCGGCGTGGGCCTGCCCCCGCAGCTGGCCGGCGTGCTCCTCGCGTGCGCCTGGTCCTGGCTCTTCAAGAAGTGGGCGATCAACTTCCGGCAGCAAGCCCTCGAACGGCTCGCCTCGCCCATCGTGGTCGGGTCGAGCGTCGCAAGCGCTCACGAGGAGGCGCGGGCCGCCTTCCTCTCCGCGCTCGAAGACCTCAGCGCCAACGGCGCGATCGTCCTCGAAGGGGGCCAGGGGATCGAGCTGCTCAAGGCGTCGACGTCGGGCGCCGACGAATGGAACGCCGCGATCCGGCACTACGAGGACGAGTGCTCGAAGGCTATCCTCGGAAGCACTGTCAACGTCGAGGGGTCCTCGACGGGCGGCAACGGGAGCCGCGCGGTCGCCGACAGCCAGGACGACGTCACGATCACGCCGCGTCTCATCGCGAGCGCCAAGCGCCTCGCCGAGACCGTGCGGCACCAGTTCTGCGCGCCGACCCTCCAAATCAACGCGCGACTTTTCGGCGGCCAGATGCCGCCGATGCCCGAGCCGCGCTTCGTGCTCGAGCGCGAGCCCGAGCCGGTCATCACGCAACTCCACGTCGACGGCGGCGTGGTCAGCCGCAACGAGCTGCGCGCGAGCGCGGGCCTCGAGCCATGGGACGCCGAGCAGGGTGGCGCTGAGATCGTCGTGCCCATCGCGAAGACGGCGCCCGGCTTCGATCGGCGTGAGGAGGTGGCCCCCGAGCCTGCCCCTTTCGCCCGAGCGCCCCGGCCGGGGCAGATGCAGCTACCTTTGACGACGCGCCGGACTTCGCCGACACGCTCCGACTCTCCGACGAGGACCGCCAGCGTGCCCTGGTCGGAATAGGCCGACCCCGAGAGACCGCGCTACGCGGCGCCCTCGAAGCCGCCGAGCTCATGCAGCCGCACATCGCGGCCATGATGACGGCGCTCGCGCCGGTCACCACCGAGACCGAGGCCGAGAGCGCGCTCAGCCGCGTCCGTGCCGCCATCGAAAGCGACGACGGGCTACTCGGCTCCCTCTGGAGCGCGAATACCAAGACGCACCTCGCCGGCCAGCTCTTCGTCAACGACATCGAGCTCGGCCGCGCCGAGCGGTCGCTGGACCGGGCGCCCCCGCCGACCTTCCTCAATCTCGACTTCACCGAGGCGATCGAGTTCTTCGTGAGCCGCGACCTCGTGAGCCCCGAGGACTTCGACGCACTCCTCGACGCCGAGCGCTTCCGGGCGTTCACCATGCGCCGCGCCATCGCGGACGCGATCATCGAGCGCGCCTTCGGCCGCATCCGTGAGGCCATGAAGGGCGACGGCACGGGCCTTCGCGACTTCATCACCGAGCTGACCGACGTCACCCGAGGCGAAGGCTACCCCGGTGGCGTTCGCCGGTACCTCGAGATGGTGTACCGCACGGCGACGGGCACCAGCTACAACGCGGGCCGCTTCGAGCAGCAGCGCCGCGCGACCGAGGGCAACGACTCGATCGTCTACGAGTACGTCACCGCCGGTGACAACCGGGTCCGCGCCAGCCACGCCGCGCTCGACGGCAAGCAGTGGCGGCACGGCGACCCCGAGCTTTCGCGGGTCTACCCGCCGAACTCCTACAACTGCCGGTGCGTCTGCATCGTCACCGAGGCCATCGACGGCGCGGCGCTCAGCCGCCCCATCGACGCCGAGGGCGCCATCACCCGCGGATTCAGCGGGGCGCCCGGCGAGGCCATCGAGGACGAGGCCGCACGGGCCTGACCGCAACCCCCAGCCGAAACCGCGAGCGAGCCACCGGCTCCGCCGAAGCCGGCCGCGCGGACGTGAGACCCCCATGAGCACCACACTCGACATTGCCTTTCGACGCTACGAGCGGACCGACCGCGACGGCTGCGTCTTCCTCCTCCACCGCGGCGGGGACGGTCGCCGCGTTGCCAAGGGTCGCTTTCTCCCGGACGGCTCCCTCGAACTGAGGGACGGCGCGGTTCCCGACGAGTCGACGCAGGCCCGCCTCGAGAAGGCCGCGCTCGCGTTCCAGAAGTGCGCGAGCGAGAGCAAGGCGGCCATCGCCGACGCCTGCAAGAAGGCGTTCGCGGACGCCGCAGGACGCTTCGCCGAGGCGGCGGTCAAGGGTGCGGCTAGCGCCACGCTGCCCGAGCCCGCCAAGAGCGAGCCGAAGGCCGACAAGCCGAGGCGCGCGCCGAAGACGCCGAAGGCCGACGACAAGGGCTGACCCATGGCCATCCATCTCTTCGCCACTGAAGCCGACCTGGCGACGGTGCGGCGGCTCTCCGTCCGCAGCGCCATCGGCACCACCGCCAAGCGCAAGCTCGCCGACGGCAGCCGCCGCGTCTGGAATCAAGTCGCTTACGAAGGCGAGTGGCTCGGCCACGGCGCCGGTGAGTTCGAGTTCACCCGCGAGGTCTTCGACCAGATCATCGCCAACTTCGAGCGCCGCACCGATCCGCTCCCGCTCACCTACGGACACCCCGACAGCGAGACCGCTTCCTACATGGGCGCGGCCGGCTGGATCCACGCGCTCAAGCTCGGCACCGACGACGAGGGCCGGCTCGGCCTCTTCGCCGAGATGGAGTTCACCGAGCGCGCCGCCGGGCAGGTCAACAGCGGCGAGCAGCGGCACTGCTCGGTCGTCGTGACCTTCGAGGGCATCGACGAGAAGACCGGCGAGCCCGTGGGCGCCGAGCTCTACGAGGTCGGCCTGGTCCTCAGCGCATTCATCGACGGCATGCGCCCGCTCGCCGCGGGTCGTGACCGTCGCCGCAAGAACACCCCCGCTCATGGCGGGACCAACACCGAAAGGAGCCTCGCCATGGACGCGAAGGAACTACTTGAGAAGGTCAGCGAAGAGCTGCCCGAGGGTGCCGACTACGAGCAGCTCAAGGCGCTGCTCGACGCCGAGCATCAGAAGATGAAGGCCATCGAAGGCGAGTCCGACGAGGGCTCCGAGTCCGAGGGCGAGCCCCCGGCCGAGGGCGGCGACGAGCCGCCCGCCATGGGCAAGGACGACGACGAGAAGGTCGCTGCGTCCGCCGAGCCCGAGGGCGAGACCATCGAGGCGGGCGACGAGCCCGGTGCCGAGACGGTCGAAGCCATGGACGGCATGGCCTACGGACCCGGCGCGGAGGCCATCGTGGCCGAGATCGTGGCCGGTGGCGGCACCGCCGACGTGATCGCCGTCGAGGCGTGGCTGGCCGAGAACGCCGCCGACCTCGCCGCGAAGTTCCAGGGCGCGCCCCAGGACGGCGACGAGGCGAGCGACGAGGCTATGAGCGAGCTCGGCCGCAAGATCGAATCCAGGGACACGATCATCGAATCGCTTCGGTCGAGCCTCTCAAGGGAGTCCGAGCGCGCGAACGAGCTGCAGGCCCGGATCGACGAGGCGCGGGACGCCGACCTTGCCAAGCAGGTCGACGCCGCGATCGAGTGCGGCGCCATCCGCGAGGAGCGCCGCGAGACCCTGCTCAAGCTCGGGCGCTCCGATCGCGAGCTCTTCGACGACACCCTGGCCACGGCCAAGGAAGTTGCCCCGCCGCCCGGCGTCCCGCTCAAGCGGCGGCACACCCCCGCCAAGCCCGGCGGCGACCGCAGCCCGAAGGGCAGCAAGCGCGAGCAGCTCGCCGCGCTGAGCAGCCGTGAGCGGCACTTCTACGACGCGCAGGTCGCGTGCGGCAAGTCGCACTCGGACGCGCTCTCCAACGCCATCGCCAAGGCTCGCTCCTCGCGGGTCGCGGCCAACTAACCCCACCCCGAAAGGAACACACGAACCATGGCTGCACTCACCGCAGACAAGGCGCGCACGGTGTATGGGACCCCGATCGGGGTCGACATGCGCGTGGCTGCGTCCACCACTCTCTACCAGGGCGCGATCGCGCTCGGTGACGCTGGCGGCGACGCCGTCGCGGCCACCGACGCCTCCGGCCTGGCCCTCCTCGGCATCGTCGCCGAGAAGGTCGACAACTCGTCCGGCTCGGACGGCGACAAGACCGTCGTCATCCAGCGCGGGCACATCGAAAAGCTCAACCACTCGGCGCTCACCCAGGCGGACGTCGGGAAGAACGTCGTGGTCTCGGATGACAACACCGTCACCGATGCCGCGGCCGCCACCAACGACGTCAAGGTCGGGACCCTGGTCGGCTTCGAGGACGGCGACGCCCTCGTGCTCATCGGCGTCTTCGCTGACGTGGACGCCTGAAGGGAGCAATGAACCATGAGCATCACTGATTTTCAGGACAAGCTGGCGGCTGCGAACACCGCCTATCTCGACACTCTCGAGGCCATCGACATCACCGCGGGCTCGTGGCAGATGTTCACCGAAGACGTCGGGAACATCAACGCCACGAAGCTGAACGTCGGCTACACCGAAGACATCGCCCAGGCCCGGACCATGAAGCCGGGGCAGGATCGTGCCTTCGACGGTCTGCGTGCCTACGGCGCGAGCTACGACCTCGAAGAGGTCTACGCCGCGCTCAGGCTCGACCGCATCAAGGTGCAGAACGACGCCACCGGACGCATCGCCTCGGCGCTGCAGAAGTTCGCGATGCGCGGCGCCTCGATCGTCAACTCGAAGGTCTGGACCAAGCTGACGGCCAACACCGTCACCGGCCCGGACGGCGTGGCTCTGTTCAGCACCGCTCACCCCAACGGGTCGGGCGGCGCGACGCAGAGCAACAAGACGACCGACGCGCTCAGCCACTCCAGCTACAACGCTGGCAAGGCGGCGATGCGGTCCTACACGACCGAGTCGGGCGAAGACCTCGACATGACCGCCTCGCACCTCTTCGTCCATCCCGACGAGGAGCGCGTGGCCAAGGAGATCACCGGCGCCGAGCGCCCGGTGAGCGTCGACAACGCCGGCGACATCGACACCGGTACCCGCATCGGCGTTACCTCCATCACGAACGTCTACCAGGGCGACACCACCGTCGTCGTCACCCCCAAGATCACCTCCGGTGATTGGGCCCTGATGGACCTCACCAAGCCCGGCGTGCGCCCCTGGGTGCTCGGCCACGGCGCCCCGATGCAGGAGAGCCACCCCGACGAGGCCGACGACTACGTCGTGCGCAAGCTCGCGCAGCTCGAGTGGGTGATCTTCGGCGACATCGCCCACGGCCCCGGCCACTGGCAGGCGGCCTACGGCAAGATCAGCTGAGCTGAATAGAGGAGAGAAGGAATCATGACGGAACCCCAGATGGTGCAGAACTTCAACGAGTCGCCGCGCGACCGCTACGCTCACGAGCGTCGGTCGCGTGTGCGGCTCGAGGTTCGACCCGCCCGCCTACAGATCGCGGGCTACAACATTCGCAGCGGTGCGCCCGCTGAGATCCTCGTCCCGCAGAGCATGGTCCCCATGCTCAAGGACATGGTCGCCGACGAGCAGAAGATCGCCGCCGCGCAGACCCACTTCGAACAGGAGCACGCCGAGTGGTGCAAGGACAACACGCCCGAGAGCTCGCCGATGAGCCTCGCGCGGTCCTACCGCACGATCTGGCGCGCTGACATCCCCCCGCTCCGGTCGCTCGAGGTCGTCGAGGACGATCTCGATCCGCCCCTGACGCTCGAAGAGAAGCGCGCTCTCGCCGTCGCCCAGGCCACCGCCTCGGCCTCGGCTGGCAAGAGCCGGCGCGGCTCGAAGGGCTGACTCGCTCACCATCTGTCTGGGTTCCGTCGTGACCCCGGACACCCCAGGGGGCGGGCCGCTTCGGTGGCCTGCCCCCGCTATTTTCACATGCCCACCACGTACCTCGACACCGACGACTTCGACGCGCTCGTTGACGGGCGCACGCGGCTGGTCCTGTTCGACGATACCGACGCCGAGGACGGCACCGGCTACTCGTCCACCCTCTTCGATCGGGCCGCGCAGCTCGCCTCCATTCGGGCGCGCGCGGCCATGGAGAACGCGGGCTACACGCCCGGCGAGACCACGACCGAGGACGGCGTCACCATCGTGGCGCTCGCCGCGCTGATCTCTTTCGCCTTCGGGCGCAAGGGACTCGCGGTGCCCGAGGCGACGCAGACGATCCTCGCGGATCTGCTCGAGGGCGTGCGGGTCGGCGACGTGCCGATCCCGAACCTCTCGCCGAGCAGCGCCGATGGGGTTGGGGGCATCAAATCGACCAACCGATCGACGACCTCCACCAGCGGACGGCCGCCGATCTTCAAGAACCTCGCCGACGTCCGGTAGCCCGTGGCCGGCGTCAAGATCGGCCTCGACCTCGACGGCGCGGTCGGGGGCCTCGAGCGCATGGCGCTCCCGGTCATCGAGCGCCTGGGCAACCTCGAGCCCGTGCTGCGCACCCGCGCGGCCCTGCTCGACGGCGTGATCCAGACCTCGTTCCGGCAGAGCAAGAGCCCACTCGGCGAGGCGTGGAAGGCCCTCGCGCCCTCCACCGTCGCCAGTCGGCGCAAGGGGTCGAGCAAGCCGCTCGTCGACACCGGGGAAATGCGGCAGTCGATCACCATCGTGGCCGGCAAGGACCGAATCACCTTCGGTATCAGCGGCGCCCCGCAGCAGTACGGGCCGGTGCACCAGTTCGGCACGAGCCGCGCGGGCCGCAAGCGCAACGTGACGATCCCGCGTCGCGCCTTCCTCCCCATCGACAAGAGCGGCGAGACCGCGTTCACGACCGGCGCCGCCAAGCGCTGGTTCGACGGCACCGCCGAAGCGATCGTCGAGTACGTGATGCACGGCAAGAAGTGACCCCATGGCCAACCTCGCCACCTCCGCGATCCTGACCGCGATCCGCGAAGTCATCGAGGACGGCACGGGCTCCGTCCGCACGATCACGAGCGGCGACTACCTCCCCGGCGAGACGTCGGCCCGGAGCATCCCCGGGCTCTCGCGCGACGCGCTGATTGCGCCCCGCGCCGAGGTCCGCCTCGTCGAAACGACGCGCAGCGAGGCGAGCCCCGCGATCACTGGGAGCTTCCAGCTGCTCGCGCTCGACCTCGAGATCCGTCTCGTCCGGAGCCTGACGACGTTCAAGCTGCTCGACCACGACGCGCGCCAAGCCGTCCACGCCCTCGCGGCGCTCGACGGCGACGTCCTCGCCCAGGCCCTCACCTGGCCCGGCAACCTCACCCAGACCGCCGCAGCCGCCGCCACGGGGCTCGTGAGCGGCTGCCTCCGCACCGACTGGCGCAGCGCCGTCGGGACGGTGGAGGCCGATGGCTCCGACCTCGGCCGCCTGATCACCATCCATCGATTCACCGCGATCGCCCAGGTCGCCCTCGCCACGAGCTGACCCGCCCATGACCATCGAACAGCACGCCATCGCGCGGACCGCGCTTCTCAAGGAGTCGAGCTTCGCCGTCGACGAAACCGCCACCGGCACCTATCTCGACCTTCCGGTGATCGAGAACAGCGGGCAACTGACGCTCATCAAGGACCACCTGGACGTCGACATCCAGCAGCAGCACCTGTATGGGCGCGCACTCAGCGTGCTCGGTAAGCGGTCGGCGACGTACACGTTCCAGGTGCCGGCCTACGCCTACGGCACCGCGGCCGGCGACGCGACCGACTCGGCGGCCGAGGACGCGAACGCGCTGATCCAGCTACTCGCCGTCGTCTTTGGCGGCATCGACGCGGAGAACACCGGCTCGACCGTGAGCACCGCTGCAAGCGCCGTCGCCTTCGACCCGACGAGCGCGACCGACTTCCTCGAGGGCACCGCGATCGGCTGGGCCAACAGCAGTGGCGACATCGAGGCGCGCGTGATCAGCGACGAAGCCAGCGGCACCGTCACCGTCAAGAGCGCGCTGAGCGGCACGCCCTCGGGCTCCGATGTGCTGTACGCGGCGACCACCATCTACCCGACGCAGGACCCGCAGGGCACGCTGCAGATGATCGTCGAGGGCGCCGAGCAGTCCGACCGCTGGCTGCTCATGGGCGGGCAGCTCACGACCGCGCCGCAGCTCGAACGCGCCAACGGCGAGGTGCCGATGTGGACGTTCACGTTCACCTTCGCCGACTGGGCCCGCGAGCCCGAGCAGGCCATCACGACCGCGAGCTACAGCAACTACGCGCCCGAGTACGTGCACGGCGACTTCGCGCTGAAGATCAGCGGCACCGGCACCACGACCCACACGCAGGTCGACGCGGCTTCGGTGACCTACACTTTCAACGGTCCGGTCTTCCAGCCGGTGAGCTCGCCGAACGGCACGAACACGATCGCCCGGTGGCGCGCGCAGCGGGTCAAGCCGTTCGTGCAGGTGGCGATCTCGCTGCCCTACGAGACCTACGCCTACTGGACCGATCGCGACGACCGCGATTCGTTCTACATCCACGACCAGATCGGCCTGACCGCGGGGAAGATCCTGCTGCTCGAGACGAGCACGGCGCAGATTCAGAACCCGCAGCGGACCAACCAGGACGGGCTCGCGTACCAGACGCTCGAGTTCCACGCCGGCCTCGACGATGGCGTGACCGGCACCGGCGACCAGCACGTCGCGCCCTTCCGCGTCCACCTGCTCTGACGCACGGGCGCCCCGCGCCGCCCGAACGCGCGGGACATGGAGGAGAAGCATGGAGACGTTGAAGCCACTGCGCGTGGTGTCGGTCGCCGACTCGGCGCTCGACTGGCTCGAAATGGCCCGAGAGTTCTCGGGCAGCGAGGCCAAGTGCGCGACCGTGATCGAGGAGTACGCCACCACGCGCGAAGCGTCGATGGTGCGCGAGATCCCTGGCCAGAAGCTGACGTGGTTCACGATTCGCCGCCTCGACGCGGCGATCATGGATCTGGTGCTGAGCCAGGAGAATGACCACATGCGCCACCGAGTGGCGCTCAAGTACGCGGTGGTGCGCATCGACAACCTGACCGCGCTCAGCGGGGAGCAGGTGGCGCGGCTCGAGGGCGAGGAGGAGCGCCGCATCGACGGCGTGCCGGTCCCCCATCTGTCCGAAAAGCAGATGGCGAAGATCGCGCCGCAGTACGTCGATGAGATCGGAGGGGTGGCGTTTGCCCTCAGTTTTTTAGCGCCAACGACCGCGGCCTACTTTCCGCGGCCGCGTTCCTGGCGACTGCTCCTCCTGACGAAGACCTCCCAGGTTGTGGCCGAGACCGATCAGAGGTTTCGGACCGACGCCAAAAGGCAGTCGCAGGCGGACGAGGACAAGGCGAGCTCTGGCGCGCCGGCTACCGATGCCCCTGCGACGGGATCAGCCACCGCCGATGGGACACCCCCGTCGACGCCCTCGGCCGCTCCTTCCGGGCGCCGCAAGCGGCCCAAAAAGCGGTCGAAGAAGTAGCCGGCCACCGGCCCCCGACCTGCCCCTGGCAGGCGTTCTCCGCGCCCCTCGTGCGCGATGTGATCGCGCTCTACGAGCAGGCCCGCGTCGGTGACACCGGCTGCCACCTGGCGAGCGTCTACCGCCCCGGCCTCCCTGCCCATCTGTGGCAGGGGGTGCAGGCGTACGCCGTCGCTGTGACCAAGTCCCGCCACCACTGGCAGCGCATCCGGCGCGAACGTGAAGAGGCCGCCCGCCGAGCGCGGGGGCACTGAGAAACCCCATGGCTGAACCCCTCGAAGGCAAGTTCGTGATCGATGGCCTCGACGAGGGCATCCGCGATCTCAAGCGACTCGTCGGCGAGACCCGCGAGGCCGGCGACGCCGCGAAGGGCGCGGGGTCCGGCTGGGGCACGCTCAGCGACAAGATCACGGCGGGCGTGGTCAGCGTGCGTGCGGCGTACGACGCGATCAGCGCGCTCGTCACCAAGGCCGCCGAGGCGGCCAAGGAGTTCGAGCGGCAGTCGGCGGTCATCAACCGCTTCAGCGGCGACATCTCCAACGCGAGCCGCCGCGTGAACGGGCTGATCTCAGACATCGATCTGATGATTCAGCAGAACAAGGCGAGCCGGGCCGGGCTCGAACTCACCGCCGAGCAGTTCGGCACCCTCGCCGTGCGCGCCTCCGAGTGGGCCGCGGCGACGGGCAAGGATGCGACCGAGGCGTTCGACCGGCTCATGCAGTCGGTGGCCACCGGCGAGGAAGGGCCGCTCAAGGAGCTCGGCGTCAACCTGCAGGGGCTCACGACGATTCAGGAGCGCCAGGAGGTCGCGCTCCGCGAGTTGACCACGGGCTACGAGGACGCGACCAGCGAGGCCGACTCCCTCGCCGGCAAGCTGCTCACGCTCGGCACCCGGCTCGACAACGCGGAAACCGAGATGATCGGTGCGATCGAGCAGTCGGGCCTTCTCGATGAAGCCTTCGACAACCTCGGCGGGGCGACGCGCGATCTCATCGGCGAGTTCAGCCTCTTCGGCGACGCGAGCGTGGGACCGCTCTCGGACATCGAGGTCTTCACGATCACGGGCGCGGCGATGCTTACCGCCTTCACCGAGCGCGTCGAGGCGTCGGTGACCATCCTGCGCAAGCTGGGCGATGCGGGCCGAGCCCTTCGCGAGTCGCGCTTCGGTGACATCGGTGACGCGCTCAGCGGCATCCAAGAGGACATCACCCGCGCGGGCGGCTTCGACGCGGACCAGCGAATCGAGGACCTCACCATGCAGGGCTTGAATCGCGCGGCGAGCGAGAAGGGCAAGGCCGACGGATCCAGCGGTGGCGGTGGCCCGCCTCCACCTGGCGGTGGCGGTGGCAACGACCGCGACGTCGGCATGGGTCCCGGCGAGTCCATCAGCGCGTACGAGTTCCAGGTCGAGCTCGCCGAAGCGCTCAACGAGCGCCGCGAGCGCCAGATGGAGATCGAGCGCGAGCTTGCCGAGAACGAGCAGCTCAAGGCGGAGGCTGCCGCCGAAGCGCTGGCGATGGCCAAGACGCGCCAGCGGCTCGCCGAGGAGGAGCTCGAGGCAAACCGGCTGCTGAAGGAAGAGGTCGCCGACCGCGCCGAGGTCGAGGCGAAGGCCAACGCCAAGCGCGAGAAGTCCGCGAAGACCCAGCAACGGATCCAGCGCGGCGCCGAGGAGTTCGCCGGCCTGATCCAGAACACGCTCGAGCTCGCCGCCGAAGGCCAGGAGAACCTCGGCAAGAGCTTCGTCACGATGATTGACGAGTGGCTCAAGCAGTTCGCGATTCAAGAGGCGTACAAGGGCGCGGCCGCGTTTGCCGAGGGCATCGGCAACGCCGTGATGAACACGGGCCACGCCGCCGCCAAGTTTGCCGAGGCTGCCCAGCACTTCGCCCTTGCGGCGGTCGCCGGTGGCGCGTCGGCCGCCATCCCGAACCAGGGCGGCGGCGGGGGCGCCAGTGGCGGCGCGGGCGCCGGAAGCGCAAGCGCCGACCAAGGCGGCGGGGGCGACGGGGGCGGGACCGTCGTCGTCAACGTCAACGCCCCGGTCTCAGAGCAATACCTCGGCCGTATGACCGCGCGGAGCCAGCGCGAGGCCGAAAGACGATTCCGGTAGCCATGCGTATTCTCGCAGGATTCGACACCGCCGAGCATGGCACGCTGACGTTTGAGGGCCGCGGCACCACGGGCTCGGGGTCCTACGTATCGACCGACGTCACGGCCGGCACCTACTGCGCCGAGACCATGGCGGCCATCAGTGGCGCGAGCGGGTACACCGCCTTCGCCACCGCCGTCGCCACCGCCATGACCGCGAGCATGGGCTCCACCGTCACCGGCTCATGGTCGAGCTCCAACCTGCAGTACACGTTCAGCAAGACCGGCGCGGGCGACTGGAAGATCGGCGCCGACGAGGCCGACGCGGACATCGCTCGCCTCGGCCGCTTCTGCGGCTTCTCCACGTCGCTCACCAACGCCACCAGCATCACGAGCGACGTCACGCCGTACTTCGCGATCGAGACGGCGATCGACGAGAAGTCCAACGTCTCGGACACCTACGAGCCCGACGGCATCGTCAGCGAGGCCGAGGCCGACGACGGCTCGAGCTACACCATCGCCCGGTCAACCGCGCCGCAGTACGAGGACTTCCGCTTCGTCTACGAGTCCCACGCGGCGACGTTCACGCGCGAAGCGTCGGCGTCCGTGCCATACACCTTCCAGCGCTTCATCGAGGACGTGCGCGCCGCGCACCCCTTCTGGGTCCGCAACGCCAGCGACTCGGCGGTCTACACGATGCGCGCCAAGGCGGCGGTGTTCGCGCCCACGCGGGTGACGAAAGACTTCGACGACCATTGGAACTGGCCGTTCCAGTGCCGGCTGATCGGGCGGCCCTAGTCGACCGCGCAGAGCTCGGCGATCTCCTCTTCGGAGTAGCACGACTCCTCGGCGGCATCGGCGCAGTAGGGCCGACCGTCGCGCCCCTCGGCGCCGCGGCTGCAGAAGATGTTGGGCTCGTACCACCCCTCACCATCGCACACGGGCGCGCCGCACACCGCGATCCGCCCGTCGCCGCAGCTGCCCGGCGTTCCCGCCTGGACGCAGTTCCCGCCCTCGAACGGGCCCGCCGCCGCGCACCCCATCATCATCACCAGACCCCAGATCGCTTGCCTCATAGCGATCAACCTATGCACCCCACCGGGGGCATGTCCACCCCATGACCGGAATCAAGACCGCTTACCGCCTCGAGATCGAGGGCCTGCCCGTCGAGGCGGTGACCGATCCGGCCATGGAGCGGACGCTTGCCGACGGGCGCCAGCGCGTGGTCGGGCTGTCTCGCGAGGGCCTGCAGATCGAGGAGCAGGTGGACATCGCCCGCGCCGAGATCGAGTCGAGCGGTATGCAGGTCTCGATCGTGGATCGCCAGTCCGATGCGATCTGGACCGACACATTTACGCGCCGGGCCGGCGTGCGGACCTACCTCACCGCGAGCGTCCAGAGCGCCAACAGCGCCGCGAGCTTCTACGTGGACAGCACCACGGGGTGGTCAGCGGGCGACATTGCGCAGATCGGCACAGAGGCGCTCCTCGTCGACGCCACGGGCTCCGACGGGACCGGGCCCTTCCTCAGCGTGCTCGCCGGCGGGCGCGGCTACTGGGGCACGACGGGTCAGTATCACTTCACGGCCGACGGCGCCGATCTGGTGCGGCCGGTCATCACGAAGACCTACCCGACGACCATCGAGGGCCGCCGCGCGAAGCTCTACCGCTACGTGGTGGGCGAAGACGCCCTGGACGGCAACGGCACCCAGGTGTGGCTCGGCCTCTGCACCACGGACGCCAAGCTCACCGGCGGAACCACGTGGTCTCTGCAGGTCGACCCCATCACGAGCCTCTTCGGCGAGGACCTCGGCTCGGACCTTGAACAGCCCTTCTTGCCGCGGGGGATCCACTACCCGGAAGACGCGCCGCTCGATCTCATCTTCGGGCCAGCCGCTACCAGCGAGGCGCCCGAGGAGGGCCGCGCGGTCACCTCGTCAATCAACCCGCTCAAGACCTGCAAACTGCGGGTCGTCGGCTTCTGGGAGACCAACGCCGATTTCGTCGAGTGGCTGCAACCGCGGCTCGAGGAGGCGACGCTCACCAGCCCGACCGACTACATCGAGAGCAACCCGGACACCAGCACTCAGGGCAAGGCGCAGATCCTCGCCTCGCCGCTATCGGTGGACGTCGCGTACACCTCCCTCAGCTGCGACACCTTCGGCACTGGGTGGGCCATCACCCTCGTTGCCGGGGCCGATGGTGGGCTTGCGTTCGACCGGACGTCGACCGGCGCGGAGGGCGACATCCGGATCGCCTACTACTCGGGCTCGGGGTCCGTGACGAGCGGTGACGTGGTGCGGTACTCCTTTGGCGAAGCCCAGGTGCCGCGCGGCGTGTACGGGCGCAACACCTCGCTAACCGGCGAGGTCGACTTGGGGACCGACTTTGCGGGGACCGACTTCTACCTAGACAATCCCGTGGCAGCCGACGCCGACGACGAGCTACAGATCGACTTTGGCCCCCGCCACGATGAGCCCGTCTACAACACAATCGCCGCCGTCAACAGTACCACCAACCGGGTGCGGCTCGACTCGATGCCGCGGGCCATCTACTACTCGCCCGCCATCGGCATCCCTCGGCTTCGGGTGCGCCGGCTCTACACGGCCGGGACCTTCTACCAGTTCCTCGCGCAGCTCGGCGCGTCCTCGCCGGCCAACGCAAACAAGGGGGCGCAGCCCTTCCTCGTGGCCTCGGACATGGACCTCGACCCCGACGTCTTCACCGAGGCCGAACGCGGGCTACCGCTCCTCTCCCTCCGACGGTACCTTGCCGCACAAGAGATCGAGCTTGGCGAGCTCATCTCGCACGAGTGCCGGCTGCTCGGGATGTTCCCGCACCTTTCGGCCACCGGAAAGCTCACGTTTTCCCTGCTGACCCTACCGACCGCCAGCACCCCGGCGGACTTTGAGATCACTGACGCCAATCGCATCGTCGATTCTGAGTGGCCCGCGTGGGAGCGCAACGCTTGGGGCAGCTTCAACACCGTCACGATCCTCACCAACTACGACCCGAACGAAGAGGAGCACCGGGGCCCGCCGTTCCAGGTCCGCGACCTCACCGCGCTCGCCAGCCGCAAGAACACGCGCGAGCTCGAGATCGCGCCGCTCTCCATGGACACCAGCGCGGGGGGTGCGGGCGCAGGCTTTGACTGGACGTATGACGATGCCGTCGTGGTCTCCCAGAAGGTCCTCGGAATCTTCGGCCGCCCCTACGTCAAGATCGTCTTCGAGGTGCCCTACACGCTGGCCACGACGGCGCTTGTGGGGTCCGTGGGGCGGGTGGCGTTCCCGCGGCTTCCCGACACGACCACCGGCGATCGCGGCCTGACCGAGGCCGTGGGCCTGGTCACTGGCCGGATGTGGGCGCTCGACATGGAGGAGCGTGTGCAGATCAGCATGATCGTCACCGATGAGCCGATCGCCGGGTACGCGCCGAGCGCCACGCTCTCCAACGGTGTGGACGGCGGCGGCAACAAGTGGGCCTTTGATCTGACGCTGACCGACCCCGAAGGCGTGGAGAGCACCGCGCCGGATGGTGTGGACGCCGCGGACCTCTTCGATGCAGGCGACGAGGTCGAAGTGGTCGAGTGGAACAGCGCCACCCAGGCAGTGCAGACCGGCTCCATCGTATCCGTCAGCGCGAGTAGCGTGGAGATCCTCTTTGACTCCACATTCACGGAGCCCGCGACGTATTACATGCGGTTTGCTGCGGCGGGGTCCGTCGTGAGCTCGCAAGAGGAGTTCGCGTTCTACGCCGCCGACGACGCGGAGATCGACTTTGCGAGCGGGGCCGACCCCGCGGACGTGTGGGCGGCCTGATGGCTGGGAGCTCACTCTTCGGGAAGGTCATCGACTACGACCCGGCCGAGCATGCGGCCAACGAGGCCGTAGACACACTTCAGTCGCGCGTCATCGCAAGCAACGTCGCGCACCTCGCCGACGCCTCGGCGCAAGTCCTCGTCGCCCATCCGCCGAACGCCGCCGCCAGCGGCTTCGCCCGAACCTACTCGGCCAGCGGCTCCCTCTTCGTGCTTCACGCCACCTTCGGGCCGTTCTTTCCGCGTGCGCGCAGCGATGGGCGCACCTACGCGGTCCGGTACCGGCTGCACGGCGCGTCAGACAAGGCCACCAACGGCATCGAGTTCGCGGTGTGGCTGCACCCTTACGGCACCGCCCCCGCGGGCATCGGCCGCGCCGTCGATGCCTTTGAAGCCAGCGCGGGAAACCCCGCCGTGCAGATCCACACCACCAGCAGCACCACGCCCGCATGGGTGGCGCCGGACGCGGGCTCGCCGCTGCTGCGAATGACGGCGCGCGACACCCGCGGCGCCCGCGCGCCCCTTGGCGTGCGCGATGAGATCGGCGGGGCGTCCCTCGGGACTCTCCCCACGTGGTCCGCCATCAGCGTGTTTTCGAGGCGAGCAACGGGCTCCGCGGCCACCGGCGCCGAGCTGACCGGCTTCTATGCCGCGGAGTATTACGCATGACCATCCTCGTGCCGCCGGCCCGGCGCACGCCCTCGGTGCGCGGCATCAAGGCGACGCAGCCCGTGGGCGCCTCCACATGGGGCGACATGGCCAGGCTGCACAACTGGCTCAAGGGACAGCCGCGGGACCTGCTGCCGGGCATCAGTAGCGCCGGCTCGCTGACCTACGACGAGGGCGACGACCTCACGCTTCCCGTGCGACTCTACCCCAGCGGCTACCACCACACCCGCCTATGGTCGCTCCGCGGCACCGGCAGCGGGCAGACGACGGTCACGGTCGGATCGCTCGCCGCGCGCACCTACTTCCCGAGCGCGGCGCCGTCCACCACCGGCCTCGCCATTCCGCGGCTCGAGACCCTGGAGATCCACGAGGAGCTCGGATCGCTGCCCACCGCGCTGACCGCCGTCGACATCGACGTGCGGCTGCAGATCCAGGAGTCCATTGGCTCCCTCGAGATCATGGATCTGCGGTGCTGGGAGGTGCCGCACCCCTTCCTTACCGACGCCCAGGGCCAGGACACCACGCGGATCGTCAGCGGTCAGCCCATCACCGCCAGCCTCGTGAGCAACCTGCGCGCCGGCGCGGCAGACCAGACGATCGGCCATCGCGTGCTGAGCGCATGGGCCGTGCCCTACGCGACCGGCGCGACGCCGACCACGACCACCCTCTACGCCGCGAGCAACGCCACCAGCACATGGACCAGCATTTGGGATACCCCGGTGCCGGTCCTCATGCGGAATACCACCGGCGCCCCGGGTGCCGGTGTCGAGATCCGCGCCGACGTCTTCGCGTGGGTCAGCGCCGGGGGCGATGGCGACGTGCGGATCACGACGACCAGCGCAGCCGACGACGTATCACAGAACGTCACCACGACCACGCCCGCCTGGACGTCCTCACCCACGACCACCGAGGCGAGCTCGGAAGATCTCAGCACCACCACCGGCCTCCCAGGCGGCACCTGGGATCTCGCGGACATCGAGTTCCGCGCCACCGTCGGCACCATCTACGTCGCCGGCGTCGTCATCTACGAACCCACCAGCTAACGCGCTGAGCCCTTCGCGCTCGCGCCCCATTCTGCGCCCCTCGCGGCGCCACAGGAGCACTCCGTCATGCAGCCGCTACTCGCTACCCAAGTCAGCTTCGACTGGGCCAACAAGCAGGATCTCTCCGGCACCGGGTCCACCGCCAACTCGACGGCAATGGAGGTCGGTCGCTGGTACACCCTCTTCGTTGGCGACAACGATCTTTACATCCGCTGGGGATCGTCGAGCCCGACCGCGACCGTCAACGACGCCTACCTCGGCGCGAAGACGACGCTCACCTGGCAGGCCGACAACAACTCGACCTACTGCGCGGTCATCCACCAGGACGGCGCGAGCGCCCACGAGGCGATGATCGTCCCGTCGAGCCCCGCGCCGTGAGCCGGTTCTCCAGGCGAATCCCCGCGCTCATGCGCCGCCCGAGCGGCGTGGTGGTGGGGGGTGCTGCCGTGCTTCCGACGACGGACCTGCTCGTCGCGCTCTTTGCGGACCAGGGCGTCACGCTCGTGGGCGGCGGCGGCGGCGACGCGAACGAGGTCACGGCGTGGGCCGACCAGGACGCGACCAGCGGGCCGCACGATCTCACGCAGGGCACCCCCTCGACCCGCGCAGAGTACGACGCCACGGGCGGGCCCGAGGGCGGGCCGGCGATCGCATTCGGACAGGCGTCCGCCGATGGCAATGGTTTCCTAGAGTTTGCGGCGGCCGTCAGCGCGTCAGCGTCTAAGCGGACTTACTTCGTAGTGCTGGACCAGCTGTCGATCTCCGGGTCGCAACGACTCACGGACGCGCCTGCGAGTCGCGAGATCTGCGCGCTCGACAACGCCAACAATGTCGCGATGTACGACGGGTCGTCGTTCTACAACTTCGGCCCGACGGTGCTTGGCCAGCAGCTGCTCTGCTTCCAGGCGGACACCTCCGCGTCCAGAGCCTTCCGCAACGGGACACAGATCGGCACTGACAAGGGATGGGGCGGCGACCTGGCCCTTCCGGCAGGCATGCGCGTCGGCGCCGACAGCATTTCAGCAAACCCAATCGACGCCGTCGTTTCGTGCTTTCTCATCTACAACGACGCGCTCAACTCCACGGTGCGGGCAGCGGTGCGCGCGTACCTCGGCACCCTCTATCCGTCGCTGGGGCTCTGATGGCGCGCGTACTCATCACCAACATCACCAGCGGCGACGTCCCCGGCCACGACCTGATCCGCGTCCCGTACGAGGACGGCGTCACCGACCCGGCCGACTTCCTTCGCGACGCGGCCGACGCCTGGCGCCGCAGCTACTCGCTCGACGACGACCTCCTCCGCGCCGTGGTGCTGCGCTTCACCGCGCGCCCGACCGCGGGCGTGCTCGACATCCGCGACATGATGGCGAAGCGCCTGCTCTCCGAGGGCACGCGGCTCGTGCTCGTCGTTCCCGCGGCGCTCGTCGCGCAGGTGGAGGCGGCGATCGATGCGCGGCCGTCCCGCGTCCGCACCTACGCGATCAGCCCGGCCGACCTGCTCGACTTCGTGGCCGAGCGGGTGCAGCCGAAGGGCCACGCCTGGCCGATCCCGCTCAACCCGAAGCTCGGCGGCACCGGTCGCCGTGTCGGCGGCGGTCGCCATGTGCCCTGGTCACTCTGCGTCACGGACCCGACGCCCGACCCGAGAGAGGCGCCGTGATCCGCATCCTCCCATTGCTGCTCCTCGCCGGCTGCGCTACCAACGCCCACGGCGACCGCTACGGGGACTCGCGCTTCACGCTCTCGGGCGCGGAGTGCGAGTGGATGCACCGCGACGGCGACCGCTTCCACGCCGTGTGGGTCGAGGCGCATCGGGCGGCGGGCGACCTCATCCCGCGGCACAAGGAGCGCAAGCGCGTCGAGGTGTGTTTCGAGCCCGGCCCCTTCGAGGTGTGGGGCATCCTCGCCAACGGCACGGGCCGCAGCACCATGGGTACGAGCACGCTCATCGTGCGCGGCGACCTGCCCGAGGCGGCGACGGAGCGGCTGGTGCTCCACGAGCTGCTCCACCAGATCGGCGGCGACCGGCTGCACGAGGACCCCGCGTGGTGGCAGCCGCACCCCGAGAGCGTCGAGGCGCGCGCCACGTGTGCCCTGCAGCCGGAGCACTGCCCATGACCGACCGCGACAAGCGCACGCCGACCTACGCCGAGGCGCTCGCCGACGTGCCGACCCGGCCCGACCGCCCCTCGAGCAAGAGCCAGCTCAAGGCCGTCGTCTGCGTCCGCTGCACCGAGCTCCGCGAGACGATCGAGGCACTGCGCCGTGAGCGCAAACGCGACGCCGAGGAGTTGCAGAGGGCGCGCGAGAGCCTCCGCCGCGCACTGGAGAGACGATGACTGTCACCGAATCCGCACGCGACTCGTGGCTGCCGATGCCCTCGTGGGCGCGCAAAGGGCTGATGTGGGCCGGGGGCTTGCTGGTCCCGCTTGGCGTCGCCGGGCTCATCGCCTGGGGCGCGCTCAGCGCCCGCGCCGAGGAGGACGCCGCCCGGCTCGAACGGCAGGCCGACCGCATCGCGAAGGTCGCCGCCGACGCGCTCAGCTACCGCGACATGACCGCGGCCCGCGTGGGGTCGCTGGAGGCGCGGCAGGCTGAGCAGGCGGCGAAGCACGAGGCGCTACAGCGCCAGGTCGACGACGGCCTGGACGACATCAAGCAGTCGCTGCGGCGGCTCGAAGATCGCTTCGGAACGAGGCGAGGAGACTGAGACATGATCGAAGCAATCGACTGGCTACAGGCCAACTGGAACGCCATCGCCGCGGGGCTCGCCTCGCTCTACGCGGTGGTTACCGTAATCGTGGGCCTCACGCCCTCGACGAAGGACGACGACTTCCTGCGACGAGTGGCCGAGCGTCTCTCGCTGCGCGGGCCGTCCAACAGTGGCACCGGGTGGAAGCTGCCCGGCAAAGCGCCGAAGCGGGAGGACCAGTGACCCGCTACGACTTCGACCGCTCCGACCGCGTGTGGGACGGCGTCCGCTTCATCGCGCGCCTCGTCGCCGTCGCCGGGCTGCTCGCCATCCTCGCGGGCGTATGCCAGGGCTGCTCACTCACGCCGCCCGAGAAGGCGCAGGCCACCCTCACGGCCGGGGCCGAGACGCTGGACGCATTCAGCGACGAAGCCGCCGAGCGGCTCACCGAGCACGCCGAGGATCTGCTGCGCGAAGTTTCAACGATGCTTGAGTTTCGCGAGGGCATGGCCGGCTATGATGCGCTGGTCGTGGCCGCTCGCTCGCTCAAGAGCGCGCTGCTGACCGCGCAGGCCGCCGTCAACGTGTGGATCGCCACCGGCGATGACGCAGGGTGGCGCTCGGTCGCGGGGTGTCTTGCCACCCAGGTCGGCGTGCTCTTCGACGCGGCGCAAGCCGTGGACATGCAGGACCGCCTTTCGTCGCTGCGCACCGTCGTGCAGCTGGCCGAGGCGTACACGGACGGGCTCTGCCCGGAGGGGGCGCGATGAGCGCGGCAGACATCATCAGCAAGATCATCGACGCCGCCGAGGTGGCGGAGAGCGCGGTCGACGTCGTCAAGGGGATCCTCGGGTCCATCCGGCGACGCGACTGGAAGACGGTCGACAAGATCCTGAGCGGCCCGCTCAAGGTCGAGCTGGCGCGAGCCGCGGCCTACGCCAAGGCCGCCGAGAAGTTCGGCGGCGAGTGATGCCGCCCGTCTGGCTCCGCTCCCTCGAGCGGCTGATCGCCGATGCGCTGGCCATGCTGCTCGTGGCCTTCCGGCTGCCGCTCATCGTCGCCATGCAGCTGCTGTCGTGGGTGGCGCTGTGATGTTCCACCGGTGGAACCGCGGCGAGCAGCCCGGCTATCGCGACCTCGACACGCGCCCGCTCCCCGGCGTGCGCGCGTTCCTGCGGCTCGACCGGCTACGTCGGCGCGCGCTCCTACGCGCGGCGCTCGCGGGGCAGAGGCGGTGAACGGCAAGCGAATCAGCACGAGGATCCGCGACGACGTGGTCGTGCACACGTGCGAGGGCCGTGCGCTGCTGCTCATCGGTGACCGCTACCTGCTCGCGCCACCAGGATCGGCGCCGCAGGACGGGTCGCAGGAGTGGGGCACGTGGGCGCCCGGCGATCTGCCGGCGCTGTTCGATCGACTGAGGGAGAGCTAATGGCCGCGACCGACCGAGACCACGAGGCGGCCCGCGAAGCCCTGGAGCTCGCGCGAAGCCTCGACGTGCCGCTGGAGGACCTCACGGCCCGCGAGTTCAGGGCTGCCGGGCACACCGTCAGTAACGGGCGATGGGGGCTGACGAAGCGGCTGGCGTCCGCGCTCGACGAGCAAGACGCGGCCACGCCCCACGGCCACCACGTCAAGGGCGTCTCGACGCTGACGAAGGACGCCCACGGGCGGCTGACGTGGATCAAGACCGACCGGGACAAGGAGGCGCGGGAGGCGGCGCTCAGGGCCGCGCTCGAATCCCTGCCCGAGTCGATGCCGAAGCGTCGCCGAGCGGTGACACCGCCGAAGAAGTCAGCGAGCGCCGACCTCCTAGCTGCCTACCCCATGGGGGACCCCCATGTCGGCCTCCTCGCGTGGGGCGAAGAGACGGGCGGCGAGTCGTGGGATCTGCGCAAGGCCGAGGCGGTCATGGGCGCGGCCATCGATGACCTCGCGTCGCACGCGCCGCGCACCGAAGAGGCCATTATCGTCCAGCTCGGCGACTACTACCACAGCGACAACACCGCGGGGGTGACCGCCCGGTCCGGGCACTCGCTCGACGTCGACGGCCGATGGGCGCGGGTGCTGCGGGTGGGCGTGCGCGTGATGGTGGCGACCATCGACGCGGTGCTCCGGGCGCACCAGCGGGTGCGCGTGGTCAACGCCATCGGCAACCACGACGACCACAGCAGCGTGTTCCTGAGCGTCGGCCTGGATGCCTACTACCGGAACGAGCCGCGGGTGGAGATCGACCTCTCGCCCGCGATGCACCGCTACCACCGCTTTGGCTCGGTGCTCCTCGGCATCACGCACGGGCACACGTCGAAGAAGAGCGACCTCGAATCCATCATGGCGTGCGACCGGCCCGAGGATTGGGGCGAGACCTCGCATCGCCATTGGCTCACCGGGCACGTGCATCACACGACCCGCCAGGAGTACCGCGGCTGCGTGGTCGAGACCTTCCGCACGCTGGCGCCGCGCGATGCGTGGCACGCCGCCGAGGGCTACCGCTCCGGGCGCGACATGCACCGGATCGTCTACCACCGCGAGCACGGCGAGGTCGCCCGCTCGCTCGTCTCGGCCGGCTACCTGCGCACCTGCCTCGAGGGCGCTGCGTGAAGTCGTGGCTCAAATGGCCGGCGCTCGCCGTCGCCGCCTACGCCCTCGACCCCGAAACCGCCGAGCTGCTCATCTGGGCCGGCGTGGCTGTCGTCGTCGCGCTGGTCGAGCTCG